CAAAAACTGACGCTAACCATGCCCGGATTATGAAGGTGCTCCGGGATGCTGGGGCCGAAGTGACTTCTCTGCATAAAGTAGGCCAAGGCGTCCCGGACCTTCTGGTGAGCTTTTGGGGGAAATGGTTCCTGATGGAGGTCAAGGACCCGGACAAACCTCCTTCGGCCAGAAAGCTAACAAAACCCCAAGAGGAGTGGATAGCGAGGCAGAAAGCCGAGGTCCACATTGTGACCACGGACCAGTCTGCGCTGGACTGTTTAGGCATCGGAGACTGGAGAATAGCCCTTGGCGATGATATGGAAAAAGGAGCATGACCGATGGACACAGATTGTCCAACCCGGTCAGCATCGCCTTATGGCGGTCTGGAGAGGAAAACATTGGGTGGTTATTAGGAATTTTTGGAAACCCAGCGTCCTACAATGGGATTTTCCCGTTATACTAGGTAAGTGGAAAACCGCCCGAGAAGCCAAACAGTTTTGCGAGGAATTTTATGCCGCTGAAGAAGGGCTCAAGCCAGAAAACAATCTCCAAGAACATCAAGACGGAGATGAAAAAGGGTTACCCGCAAAAACAAGCCGTCGCCATCGCCCTGAGCGTGGCCGGAAAGTCAAAGAAAAGGAAATGACATGACCAAGATTGCCCGCGATAAGGACGGCCAGATTGCGCAATGCGTCGGCCTAGGCGCTGCCCAGACCGTAGCCTACGACGCCTCTGTGCAGTCGACTGCGGTGGGCATCAATACTTACATCATCCGAGTGGTTTCGACAACCGACTGCCATGTGGCGATTGGCTCGAATCCGACGGCGACGACTAGCTCGACCTTCCTGCCGGTTTATGGCGTTGAGTACTTCAAGATTGCGCCAGGACAGAAGATTGCCGCAATCAAGAACGCCACTGCCGGAACGCTTTACGTCACCGAGTGCGAATAAATGTGGCAGTTAAACCGATTCGGGCTGGGCGCTCCTGGAGGTTCGCCCATAAGAAATCCAACGCTGAGGATAAATTTTATTGGCACTTCCAGTTTGGATTCCAGGATTACCTTTACTCGCGCCAGTAACGCAACGTATTTTGATTCCACTGGCACGCTTCAGACCGCCACGACGAATGCTGCGCGCTTTGACTATGACCCCAGCACCCTTGCTGCCCGTGGGTTCTTGGTGGAGGAGCAGCGGACGAATCTCGTGACATATAGTGCTGAGTTTGACAATGCGGCTTGGAGCAAAACACGCGCAACAATAACTGCAAATGCCCTTGCAAGCCCAGATGGAACGACAACAGCAGACAAATTTGTTGAAGATTCGACCGCTTCAAATACTCATAGACTCAATGGGGTGGTAGCGGCGACTTCTGGCACAACGTATACATGGAGCGCATTTCTTAAACAAGGCGAACGAACCTTTATAAGGTTTGTGATTGGCGGAAGCGGAATTGGCTCTGATATTGGGGTCGATGTAAATCTGAGTACTGGAGCAATAATTGCCGATGTAGGCTCTCCGGCAGCAAAATCGATTAGCAATATAGGAAACGGATGGTATCGAGTTTCCGTAAGCGTTGCAGCAACATCAACCGCAAATATTAATCCGTTTGTTTATTTGTGCGATTCTGCAAGCAATACAATATATACCGGCGATGGAACTTCTGGAGTTTACATCTGGGGCGCTCAACTAGAAGCCGGGGCCTTCCCCACTAGCTACATTGCTACAACCACCGCATCTGCAACCCGAAGCGCAGACGTCGCAAGCGTTAATACGCTGAGCCCTTGGTTTAATGCGAGTGAGGGGACTTTTTTTGCAGAAACTCAATTAGCGAGCACAAGTGCAAGAGGCGCTGCTGGTTTTGATGCAAATGATGGATCAACAAATAATCGGATTATTTTTAGAGCATTTACTACAGGTTCCGCAGATCAATGCGTAATCCGTTCGGCATCATCAACCGTTGCTACGTTGACATCTGCTTCCCCAACAACTGCAACCAGAAAAAGCGCGATTGCATATAAAGTAAATGATTTTGCTTTTACTTCCGCGGGGCAAACTCCAGTGACGGACACAGCCGGAGCAGTTCCTACCGGGCTTAGTGTTGTTCTTCTTGGTTCTGGTTCTGGTACGTCAGAGTTTCTTGGAGGATATCTTCGGCGAATTACCTATTATCCGCGTCGCCTTTCGGGCTCTGAACTTCAGGGCATTACCACTTAAGGAACCCCTATGTACTACGACTACATGCTCAACTTTCCTACCGAGGCGGAATGCAAAGCCGTCCTCGGGACTGAAGAAACGTTTGACGGCCAGACTTACTTCGTCCCTAAGTACACGGCTGTAGACCTCATCGGAACTATCTACGAAGACCAAGTAGACCCGGACCTCCCGCCTGTTCCTTATCCTGGCTATCACGCCAATGTCAGGAACACCGAGGAAGCTCCAGAGCTTGACCAGTATCGAGTCTATCCCCCGAACCCAGTGCGCGTCTGGGCTTAAGAATGGCAATCACCGTCACCCATCCAAAAGTATCGGCAATCCCGGATGACCCGGCCTCAGTTGCGGCGGGGGAAGTTGTCCCAAGTGACTGGAACGCTAATCACACAGTTGTGGTGGATGGGTTAGACAACGTTCCAATTGGCGGAACCACTCCTGCGGCTGGTTCATTTACGAATTTAAACGCAACGGGGGTTGCCGTATTTAACGGCGCCATTGCTTCAGCTATTGCAGGCGCGGAAGTGTCTCTTATCGGAACTCTTCCGACCACAGGTTCGGGTGTTGCTTACGGGTTGTGGTCAAATGTAACGATGCCATCAAATGCGACAGGGGCATCGTTTGGTATAAGCAGTCGAGTTTCCACAGAAGCGACGGCATTCACTGCCGGGTCAATATCAAATTATGCAGCTGGCTTTACGACGCTTGGCGCAAGTTCTTCAGTAACCAATCTTTATGGTTACAATGCACAAACGACTTTAACTGTTGCGACAAGTAGTAATGTTGGGTTTTTCTCGCAAATAGCCGCTTCTGGCTCTACTAGATGGAACTTTTACGCAACTGGTTCTGCGCCGAATTACTTTGCGGGGCCGCTTGGAATAGGCGCAACGACTACCGGAGACCCGTTTAGGATTGCAGGGACCATAAATCATTCCGCGTTTTCTAATGCTCAAATTATTGACGCTACCATTGGAAGCTCAGTAACAAGCAGTTTTCGCGGAATAATGAGTAGACCAATCACTCAGAATGCGACTTTCACACTTAGCAGTCTGATTCATTTTTATGTCAATCCGCAAGCCAAGGGCGCAAGCTCAACAATCACAAATCAGTATGGTTTTGTTGCAGAAAGCTCAGTCACCGACGCAACGAACAACTTCGGGTTTTACAGCAACATTGCAGCGGCTTCTGGAAGATGGAATTTTTACTCCGCAGGCACTGCATCAAATTATTTTAACGGGAACCTCGGAATTGGGTCGAGCACATTCGGAACTAGTGCAACGAACACGCTTGCAATTTTAACTGGAACTGCGCCTACGACTGGTCCCGCTGACACAATTCAGCTTTACAGCACTGACCTAAGCGCAGGAAACACAATTCCGAGTTTCTATACAGAAGGCACGAACGTTGGAACAGGGACTCCGACCGCAAATAGAACCATTGCGGTTCGTTTCAATGGAACTGTTTACTATCTCTTAGCGAGCACAATCCCATGATAAAACTAGAACTGACGGTTGAGGAAGTAAATGCAATTCTTCAGACCTTGGGAAACCTCCCTACATCTTCGGGGGCCTGGCCTTTGGTTCTGAAAATCAAAGACCAAGCAGAAGCTCAGGTGAAGAAAAATGATTAACTACACTTGGAAAGTCACGAAGTTTGAGGTTATCGATGAGGGCCCGCTCTCCAATGTTGCAGTAATCAGTTACTTTGAATGCCTTGGAGAAGAGAATGGGCTTAAAGGCAATGCTTCAAGCGATGTTCGTCTGCTTCCTCCTGACCCCGGCAATTTTATTCCTTTGGACAACGTTACTTCTGACGAGGCTATTGGCTGGACCTTGGCTGCACTCGGAGATAGAGCAAAAGTCTACGAAGAAATGGTGAGGGCTCAGATTGAGGGGCAAAAGCTACCGACTCCAAGAGCCGTAGAACTGCCCTGGATGAATGGCTAAAGCATTTCAACAGAATGCGTTTCAGGACTCCGCCTTCCAGATTGGCGGGGTTCCTGTTGTTGTCCCCAAAGGCGGTGCATCAGGGAAGAAATCGAAATATCCGAAACGGGTTTCGGTCAATGGCCGAGTCTTTGTTGTCCGGTCAAGGGCAGAAGAAATCGAGTTGCTACGGCAGCTCCAGCAGCAAGCAGACGACCAAGCCGCTATCGCGAAGGGTCTTGGAGATGAAGTCCTAGCCAAGCGGATTAAGAAAGCCGCTGTCAAAATTGAAACAAGGGTGCAGGCTCAGGAAAGCCGACTTGCACGCCTGCTGCGAGACGATGAAGAAATCCTCCTACTGTTGAGTGCTTAAATGGCCGGACTCCTCGACAAAGACACGCTGCCCTGCAACAAGCCAAGGCGCACCCCAGGACACCCTACCAAGAGTCATATGGTCAAAGCCTGTTACGACGGGACCGAGAAGCTCATCAGGTTTGGGGAACAGGGAGCCAAGACCGCAGGCAAGCCCAAGGCAGGGGAAAGCGACAAGATGAAACAGAAACGCAAATCATTCAAAGCTCGCCATGCCAAGAATATCGCTAAGGGGAAGTCCTCTGCTGCCTATTGGTCGGACAAGGTCAAGTGGTAGGATTGTACAAATAGTCCAAAAGTGACAAAATCCCGAGGCGTCAAAAATTAAGGAGTTAACATAACGTGCCCGGCGGAGCCCCTCTCGGAAATAAAAACGCTACCAAAACAAAGGTATGGAGCGACGCCATCAGGCGCGCTGTCATGCAGGGTAAGAAGCTCGATTCCTTAGCGAATGCCATTATCACCGCTGCTGAAGGTGGAGACATTGCGGCATTGAAGGAAATCGGGGACCGCCTCGAGGGGAAGGTCAGCCAGACTATTGCCGGAGAAGATGGGCCGATTGAGCTTGTCATTACATGGTCCGACAGCGTATCGAAATAAACTACGCCCCCAGACCGCTTCAGCTCGACTACCACAACCGGAAGGAACGATGGGCAATAGCGGTCTGCCATCGAAGGTTCGGCAAGACGGTGATGGTGCTGAACGATTTAGTCCGGGACATCATTACCTGCCAGAAGCCAAGGCCAAGAGGCGCTTACATTGCGCCCCTGTACCGGCAGGCTAAGGCGGTGGCTTGGGACTACCTCCAAGAGTTCACCAGAGCTATTCCGGGGATGACGTATAACCAAGCGGAACTGAGGGCGGACTTCCCGAACGGAGGTCGTATCAGTCTGTATGGGGCGGACAGTCCTGACAGCCTGCGAGGCATCTATCTGGATGCCGTGGCCTTGGACGAATATGCCCAGATGTCAGAAAGAACTTGGGAAGAAATCATCCGCCCAGCCTTGGCAGACCGGAAGGGACGAGCAACCTTCATCGGCACCCCTATGGGACACAATGCCTTCTATCACCTCTATGACAAGTACCGAGAACACCCGGATTGGTATGTGGTGGTACACCGGGCTAGTGAAACCGGGTATGTGGACGAGGACGAACTTGAGGACCAGAGGAAACAACTGAGTGAAGAGAGATACTCCCAAGAGTTCGAATGCAGCTGGACCGCTGCCATTATCGGCGCTTATTACGGCCGCTTGCTCGAAGATGCAGAAAAGTCAGGAAGATTTCGTAACATCAACGCAGACCCAGGATACCCTGTTGAAACTTGGTGGGACCTTGGTATTGGAGACTCTACCGCTATCTGGTTCGCCCAAAGGGTCGG